CTGTTTGTCCTGGAATGGTTGATAATCAGTTAGTAGCAGCACAAAAATCTAACTTATACTGGGGAACTGATTTGGTTTCTGACTTTGGCGAAACAGGAACAGGTCCTAGAATTACTTTAATGGACATGGCTAACCTAGATGGCAGCGACAACATGAGATTAGTTGTGCGTTACTCAGGTGCTGTTCAAACTGGTATCGGTGCTGATATTGTTAGACAATCATAATAAACTAAATTAACAGATGCGAGGGCTTCGGCTCTCGCCTCTATAACCTTTAAAACATAAAAAAATATGGCATGTACTAATTTAACTAAAGGTAGAGGTTTAGACTGTAATAGAATATCAGGGGGTGTTAAATATCTTTATTTTAGCGTTTATGATGATTTTGCAAGGTCAGATTGGGCTTATTCTTCAGGTACTGAGGGAGAGATAGATACAATTAACTTTCAAACTCATTCAATATACAGATATACTGTTCCTAGAGGTTCTACAACTGCAAACGAGAGTATTACAGGTTCCACAGAAAATGGCACACTTTTTTATACTCCAACTGTAAATATGGTGTTAAATCGTTTAACTAAAGAAGATCAAAACGAAATTAGGTTGTTAGGTCAAACACAGGTTAGAATATTTGCACAATTAAATGCAACACATACAGCAACAGGAAATGATGTAATTATATGTATGGGTATGCACAACGGAATGTCAATGAACGCAGGTACTGCTGATAGTGGTGCAGCGTTTGGAGATAGAAACGGATATACTTTGACCTTTGATGGCTTAGAGGCACAACCTTTTGCTATGTTAGAAGATGTAGCAGCAGGGGCTGATCCATTTTCAAACGCAGGTATAACAGGATTGACGAGTATAATAGCTTCATAAAACTTATCAATAGTTTTTATATATATTCTTGATTAGGAGGGCTTTATGCCCTCTTTTTCTTTTATTAGCAAATAAATAAGACCTTTTTCTATTATATAATAGGTACACTAATTATGATACACGCAACAACAAATTCTAGCTTTCATGCATACATACAAACTCAGGATGTGAGGATTGGTACTGCTAATGATACTAATACAAGATATTTGTTTAAGTTTACTAATGATATGAGTGGTGCGGTGCAATACGCTTATCCTGAGCAGCAATTATACAACAGGTATAGTAAATTCTCATTTAGCTACAACGCAGTACCTGATGTATTCTTAGGGCGTGTTGATTTAAAACCAGCAGGATATTGGAAATATGAAGTTTATGAGGTTACATGGGGGGCTTTTGCAGCATTAGACAATGAACAGGCTCCATCAACTGAATTAGCAGTATTACTACCTGCAAGTATAAGGAGGGGTGTAGTACAAGGATTAGTTACAAAAGGAAAGGTTTTAGTATCAGAGCTTAGCGGAACAGAAGAGGTGCAATATACTCAAAATGGTGGCGAGGTTATCAGCTTAGACGTAGCATATGGCGGAATTGGCTACCCTATTGCTCCTACTGTAACAATAACAGGTGATTGTATAACTCCTGCAACTGCAACATGTACTATATCAGGTGGTGTTGTAGATAGTGTAACTCTTACCTATGCAGGAAACGGATATACCGAAAATCCTGTTGTTACGCTTTCAAGTGTAGGCGAAACAGCAACAGCTAGTATAACAGCTAGTATTCAAGAAAACAATTATATTTATAACGGATAAAAATTAAAAAATGGCAATCGAAAACGTACAACAATTATTAACAGAACAACTAGGAAAAAACGGAAACACAGAAGTTGTTACATCAGCAGCAGCAGTAAGTAGTAAAGACTTTTATTGTGTTTATTTTCCTGTGGAAAGTGTAGTAGCATCAATTACAGCAGCAGATGCTACAGGAGATTCAGCATTACAAACAACACTACCTGCTGGAACTACTTTATTTATGAACGTAACAGCTTTAGAGTTAACAAGCGGAATAGCGATTTGTTATAACGAGGGAGCAACTACATAATATGTTATCACTTAGTCAAAAATTAAGCTTAAATAGAATAAGACCTCAAGGTGGTTGGACACCTGGCTCTGATAATGTTGTTGCGTGGTATAAAATGGCAACAGGAATTGTTTTAAATGGTTCTGATGTTAGTGAATGGAGAGATAGTTCAGGAAATGGTTACACTATGAAACAATCGGATACTGCACAACAACCTGCGTATTCAGCAGGGGTTTTAACATTTGATCCTACAAGCAACGAATGTTTAGAGTTAGATGGAACGCAAATACAATTAGCAGGAGATTTTACTATTGGTATTCGTTTTAACGTAACAGCAACAACAGGAACGCTATTAGCAGACCAAACAGAAACAGGAGAGTTTTTAAGATTTCAGGCTAGTAATAAAATAAGAGTAAAAATTGATGGTACAGCTCCCCTAGATTTGACTTTAAATAGTGGTAATTTTGGTGGGGAGCAGTATATAGTTTTAACACGTTCTAGCGGTACAGTTAATATGTGGGTAGATGGCGTACAACAAACAAGCTCAGGAACTAAAACAGGAACAGCAGATATTGATGCAATAGGTATTAGAAAAACAGATGCATCACCTTATGATGGTACCATGAGAGAGATACAAATATACAGCAGTACAAGTGCGGCATTAACAGCTAATGTCAACACATGGTTAGCAGCTTTATAAAATAAAAAATATGAAAGACAATATTATTAATATTAATTTAGAAACTAGCACAGCACCAATTATTGCAGAAGCTAGGGGTAGGGATTGGATAGAATACGGAACAGATGATTGGCGTAATTTATACCCTCAATTCTTAATAGACTTGTATTACTCTAGTTCTATTACAGCAGCTATTATAAATGCTACATCAGAAATGATAGCAGCCGAAAATCTTATAATAGAAGATGAAGATGATAGAAATTTTGATGCTAGGGTAAAACTACAAAACTTTATGAACAGGGCAAATAGTAATGAGAGCCTACATGAAGTTATTAAAAAAATAGCTTTTGATTTTAAATTACAGGGGGCTTTTGCTCTTAATATTGTATGGAGTAAAGATAGAACACAGATAGCCGAAATTTACCATGTTGATGTTTCTAAAGTTAGATGTGCAAAGCCTGATGCTTTTGGTAAAACTCCAGGATACTATATTAGTGCAGATTGGAGAAACACTAGACAGCATAAACCGCACTATGTTCCTGCTTTTAATCCTAATGATAGAACCGCAGCAAATCAATTAATGTATTCAGGTCTTTATAGCCCTAATATGAACTCGTATTTCACACCAGATTGGGTATCTTGCACAAATTGGAGTTTAATTGATTCTAGGATTAGTGAGTATCATCTTAATAATATCAGTTCAGGATTCTCAGGTAGCTTTATGATTAACTTCTCAAATGGAATACCAACGCAAGAGGAGAGATTCCAAATAGAGCAAAGTTTAACAGATAAATTTACAGGGCAAAATAATGCAGGTAAATTTGTTTTAACATTTTCAGATGATAAGACTAGAACACCTGAAGTTAATGCAATATCTCCTGCTGATTTAGACAAGCAGTATTTAGCGTTACAAGAACTTTTAACACAAAATATTTTAAGTGGGCATAGAGTAACATCTCCAATGCTTATGGGGATTAAAAACGATACAGGATTAGGCTCTAATGTTGATGAACTTAATGCAAGTGCAAATTTCTTTTTAAATACTGTTGTAAAACCTTATCAGGATCATCTAGTAAAACAACTTAGAAAGATATTCAAAGTTAATGATATGGATATGCCTGTTAATTTCGTACAACTTAAACCTATCACTTTAGAATTTACAAGTGAGGATTTAAAAGGTGTAATGACTGAAGCAGAAATAAGAGATGAGTTAGGATTAGAGCCATTAGATGTAGAAGTAAGAGAGGACTTTAGTAAAGTTGGCATGATTGATGGAAAGCCTGTTTTTAGCACAATAGAAGAGGCTGTGGCTCACGCAAAGACTTTAGGGTGCGAGGGGTACCATGAGCATGAATTAGACGGCAGAACGGCTTATATGGCTTGTGAGGGGCATGATGCGGCAGTAGAACTATCTAAGTTTATTGAAGATTATGGGGAAGATATGCCTGAAGGTTATGAGTTAGTAGAAGAGGAAAGGGTAGAAGATGAAGATTTAGATTTTGATTTTGAAAAAGTATTAAATGAAGCGGCTGATAAAAAAATAGAATTAGCTAGTACAGGTAGGGCATTGCCAGGCAGAAAATCAGAGCAGGATGGTATCTCTAAAAAAACCTATGACTACTTTAGAGTACGTTATGTATATGCTGAAGATGAGTTTTTAGTAAACAAAACAGGTCAAAACAGAAGATTTTGTAGGCAAATGATGGGTGCTAAAAAGCTATATAGAAAAGAAGATATACAGCGAATGAGTGATATGGTAGTAAATGACTATTATTATTCTAAAAACCAAAAGAGAAATATTGGTTGGGGAGCTAAAGGGGCTTTAAAATATGATATTTTCAAATATAAAGGCGGTGGAAATTGCCAACATTTTTGGTTAAGACAAATCTTCAAAACAACAATAGGTGAATCTAAGACTACTAAAATAGAAGATGCTGATTTAATTGGATATACAAAGGCAAAGTCAGAAGGATTTACAGCAAAGAAAAACAGCCCATTAGTTGCAAAGCCACCAAAGAGAATGAAGAATAAAGGATTTTTAACACCAAGATAGATTATGGCATACGTATTATTTATATCAGAAGATAAATTAAAAGATTCAACAGCTTTGAATCTAAATATTGATCCTGCAATTTTACTTCCATTTGTGAGAGAAGCACAAAAATTGTATATAGAAACTGCATTGGGTACAGATTTAACCGCCCATTTGAAAGCTCAGATAACAGCAGGAACATTAGCGGGGGCGGATAAGACATTAGTAGATGATTATATAGCTGAATGTTTGCCAGGATATGCGGTGTATCATGCTATTCCATTTTTAAGATTTAAATTTGAGAATGGTAATATATATTCTAAAACATCAGAAACAGGAACACCTTTAAGTACAGAAGAGGCACAGCATCTTAGAGAGGAGGTTATGAACACAGCGAGTTACTATCGTGAAAGGTTAATAGACTATATTAGAAATAACGTGTCTAGCTTTCCTGCTTACAACACAAATAGCGGTGCAGATGTTAGCCCATCAACTGACAACTATTATGCAGGTATGAATCTTGAAAGACCTATGCAGGGTAGCAAATTAACATTAAGAGATTTTTTAACTCCTGATTTAACATAATGAAGAAACACTATAAACCA